GCCGTATACGACCTTATTAATGGCCCAATAATTGATGCCTTGGTTGATAAGGTTGCTGAGGCTAAAGAAAAGCGCCTGTTTAGAGGCTTGGACTTGTTCAACGGTGAGCTCCTCCGCAAGCTTACCCGATAAACGGGCACCTTGGTCAATGAACTGCTGTACAGTTACTACAGTTTGTCCGACAGTACCGCTGTAAGCCATTTATTTCCTCACCATCCGGGGCATTTCCAACGCTTGAGTGATGCTTTCGCCCGTTCAGCATCACCTTTTGAATGTTTCACTACCCCCGACATTCTCGCGCAAAAACTATCTTTACGCGAGCCGCCTTCAGGCTGTGGAGCTTTTAAATGTGAACCAGTTTTGGAGTTGTACGCTTTTCTACCGGCTTCAGTCATACCTGCACCTTCTTTGGTGCTCAAATAATGCCTGCCTTTGCCCTTAGTGGTTTTTCTAATAGGGCTTACCATGAGCAACCACCAGACTTTTTCATCGAACCGCCAGATTTTTTCTTGGCAGTTTTTGCAGATTCAATGAAAGCTTCTTTGGTTGGAGCTCCTTTACTACCCGGCTTACGCATGTGCTCTACAGGCTTGCCTTCAGCCTTTTCACGGGCTATACGCATCTGTTTTTTATGGATGTTGGCATACAAGCCGCCCTTGGCAAACTTTTTACCTTCATCTGCTTCCACAAATTCTTTGCCAACTTTTTGTGGCACACCACCAACACCACCTTTGGTGTGAGCGGCGGCTTCCATCAGTCGGTGTTGAGCGGCTGATTTGCTAGGCATGTCAAATCCCCGACTGAGTAACAGTCAAAGCCACACTTCCTGCACCCGTTGCGATATTGATTCGCAAAGCAGTAATGGGATAAGTGATGTTGCCGTTGGCTGTTGCGCTTGCGCCAGAGATAGATGTCGCAAACCAATTAGTCAAACCCGTAGTTGAGTTTGGATCATCCATGGAATACTGAATTGTGTACGATGAAACCGTACCTGATACAACTGCAACAAACCCAAGGTTAACTGGGTTCACATTTGTATTGATAATCATTGGAGAGCTTGAGCCTACTCCTGTCGTTGATATGGTATTTGGTTTCATAACATGTCCTTTTAAGAGTGAGGGGCCGAAGCCCCTCGCTTATTTCACACATTAGCCTTTGCGCTTTTTCACAGGAGACATAGTCACAGATGTGATTGTCTTTGTGACGCTACCTTTTGGCGGCTTGCCTTCCATAGAGCCCATCATTTTTGGCATATCGGACATAATTTTTTTGCCTAATCCACCCAATAATGCGGCTTTTCCACCTTTGGCATAACCTTTGTTTACTTCGTGCATGGCTGTCATGTGAGCATCTTCAGCATCATCCGTATGGGAATCAGATTCATGTAAATGCTTACCTTCAGGAGAGTAGAACTTGGTTCTGTACTCACCCCAGTCTTTGTCTTTGTAAACTTTGGCTACATGGCCTTGAGGGCCGGTATGAGTCTTGATGAGGCGAAGATTTGGTTTCTCCTCTTTTTCAACCTTACCGCCCCTTGCAAAGGTGCCAGATTGCAAGCTGTTTGCCACAGGTTTGCTAATGAAATGCTTAGGCATAGCCACTGGCTTGCCCATAGCATTCACATTACCCCCTGTGGCGTAGGCTTTTTTTGAGGCATGCCCTCCATGCTTATAGCCACCACCATTAGCAAGCTTTACATCACCAGTTTTGGTGTTGGTTTTGCCTTTTGGAGTGCCATTAGCAGGACGGTTTTCCCAATTGCCGCCTTCAACGGTGTCGCGTGTCTCGTACTTGTCGATTGCGCCGCCGTCAGCCTTGTGGTGCATCTTGTGATGAGCCTTGCCACCATGTTTGAAACCACCTGCATTGCTCATGCGAACGCCGCCAGTGGCTTTAGAGCCGCTGAATTTGTCTGCAGTGTGCATGTCAGTGTTTTCGTAATAGTGCTCATTGCCTTCAATGGTGCCACCCAAGCTGATCTTGCCAGAGTTCATGCTCTTTTTGGAGTCACTAGGAATAGTGTTTCCAGTAGAACCGCCTTCAGCAAAACGATGAGTGCGACCACCGCGTTTGTAGCCTGCGGCTTTGCCCAACTTAACATCACCAGTCTTGCCACTGGTGTGATCGTGGTGCTCACCGTCGTGGATATTGTTGACAAAGCGTTTTGCGTTGCCTTCAACAGTGGTTTTGGTTTCGTCGCGATCAATTTCACCGCCAGATGCATAGCTACCGCCCATGCACATTGCTTTGTGATGCTTAAGCATCTTGCGAGCGTGTGCAGAACCGCCATCAGCCTTGCACATCTTTTCGTAGTGCTTGCACATGGCTTTGTGGTGCTCCATAGAGCCCTCAGGATGACCAGAAGTCTTATGAACTTTGCCACCTTCAGCGTGATGAGCCATGCCGCCATGCTTTTTGTGGTGAGCATGTGCCATGTCCAAAGACTCGTGGTGGTGCAATTCTTTTTCGAGCTTCTCGATCATCTTGTGATCTGCAGAACCGCCCTTTTTCATGCCGCCAAGAGCTTTCTTGACCATCATGGCGCGTTGCATGCGTTGCTGAGGAGTCATTTGACCCAAAGCCGCTTGACCCATAGGTTGCATGCCCATGCCGCCTGCAGGCATACCTGCCGCGCCGGGGGCCATAGCACCGCCCATAACCTTGTGAGCAACTTTGCCACCCTTCTTGTACATCTGGGGGTTCATTGCTTTCACACGAGCCATCATGGAAGGCTTTTTAGGAGCCTTACCGGCCTCAGATTCAAAAGCTTTATGCATACCACCCATTGCATGGTGTTGCATAGCTTTGTGACCATGCTCAGAATGCTCTTTGTGGTGCTTGGCTTTGACTTTGCCACCTTTTTTGAGTTTCAGTGATACTGAAGGCTCATCGGTGTACATCTTCACCATTGGTTTAAATTCAGACATGACAGCCTCCTATTAAGCTTGAGTCACGCCAAGAGCACCAGTGCGAGTTGCATTGGGGCCTGTGGCGATACCGGGCAGTGCGATAACAACCACCAAACGCTTAATGCCGTTGGTAGCGCTTGAAGGGATGTAAGTACCACGAACATCACCAGTGGTTGATGTTGCAGGGTTTGTCATGTCAGCAACTGCAAGCGTACCTGCGTCGTTGGCAAGGGTGTTGTTCCAACCTGTGCGAACAATGTATCCTGCATCAAACACACGCAATGGCAAACCGATCTTGTCGGTAGTACCAACAGTCACTGCGGCACCAGATCCACCACCTGCACCAGTCACAGAAGCGATCTGATAGAAAGCTTTGTTACCGGGTGTAGTTGCGTTTGCAACAGTCAAGATGTTTTCAGTCATTGGCTGACCGTAGTAGTCATATCCTGAAACAGTGTAGGTGCGAGGAGTACCGCCAGTTGTCAAGAAGATGGACACTGCACGAGGCGTATCCAACTGAATGACAGTCGTACCGTCGGTGCGAACCACAGACTTGGCAGAAGTACCTGCAGTCAAGGTCAATGCACCTGCGGCGGCAGGAGTTTGCGAAGCGGCAATATTTGCGGCTTGCAGAGTTTGAGGGATTAAGTCCCAGACATACTCACGACCCAATGGGCCCACACCAACTTCCATTGGAGATGGATCACCAAGGCCAGAGTTACCTGAGGCATAAATTGTGATTGAGCCAGTCGCAGACGAAGATTGGCTCAAGGTATAAGTACCTGTGCCACCTGCGCCAGAAACAAAGGCAGAAATGTAAGAGTTGGCGGTAATACCAGTTCCGTTGACATATTGTCCCAGAACCAAAGAATCACCAGAGTTCATCGATGTCACAGTCATTGTGGTGCCGGTTACGGAACCAGTGATAACGGCTTCAGCGTTCGTTTGATTTGTACCAATATAGCCTTGGGCAGTACCCAAGAACAGATCATCACTAAATTGAGGCATTTTTTTCTCCTTGTGGCTTGAACCACTCAGGTTTCAAAAAAGGGTGGGTTTTTAGGCCCACCCCACATTTTTTACATACCGGGCGTACCGTATGCACAGCGTGGATCAGTAAAGCCCACAGCGTAGCGCTCAGTAGCCTTGTAACGCATAGTGTCAGTTTCGAAGTCGCCTTCCATGGTCTTCTCCAAACGACGACGCATTAAGAGCTTGAAGCCCTCAGGAGCGTCGGTCTGAACCCACCATGCAGTAGCAGAAGTCAAACGAGACAGAACAGCGGCACCTTCGTCAAGCAAACCAATAGATTTGATTGGGTTGATGTCGTTGTTTGCGTTACCAGTCCGCAGAACAGATTTCAACAACACTTCAGCTTGGAAGATATTGCCGGGAGCCACGATCAATTGACGGGGCACCAAGCGGATACGCTTGCCGTTGTTGTCCACTGCTTGACGAATTTGAATCAACATCTGTTCGAGAGATGTTTGAGACAACACGGCGGCAGTAGCCAATTGGTTGCTGAATGTACCGTTGACGATTGGGTGTGCAGTGTTAATCAAAGACACACCGTCGCCGCCGGGGTAAGAGCTGTTGAAGGCCGTATTGAGAATGTTCGCAGACAACAATTCTTTGGTTTCCACCAAAGATTGTGCCAAGTGGCGAGCATAGACTTGACCAAGACGGATGTGGTCGCCATCTTCAACGAGAACCTTAGTCAAAGCAAAGGCCAAGCCATACACTTTGTAGAGGTAACGCTGTAAGAACAACACACCACCTTGCTGATAGGTCACTGGAGTACCGTCAGGCAATTGTGGAGCGGCGCCAAATCCATACAGGACAGGCTCTTCGTGGT